ATCTTCTTCTGGCAGTGTGCGATACTCTTTAACAAAGTCACTGATAACTTTAGCCACATCATCAATCATAGCCATATTAAGTTTAAGCAATTTAGTTTCGCTTGTATCTACTCCTAATGCGTGTAGCCATTTTTCATCTAATGCGTTTTCGCTGTCAATTAAGACAACGTAGATCCCTTGTTGCTGTGCGTGCCTAACAAGATTTCCAGAGCAGATAAATGATTTTCCTGATCCAGACTCTCCGGCAAAAACAGTAACCTTACCAAGAGGTACACCTTTGTTAAAGTCACCTGATATTAAATAGTTTAAGCCAAAGTTGCCAGTTGAAACCCAATCTGTTGGGTCATTGTATCCTATTGAAAGTCCCTCAATACTTTTAGTAATTTCTTTCCTAAATTTTGATATGTCAAACGGTTTAGCCATATATGTTCCTTCATTTATAATTTGTATTATATATACTAGTTGGCTGTTTGTCAAGCATATCGGGACATTTTTCAGCCATAGTATCTATATCCCAATCACTTGGGTAATGTCTAAGTACGCCTCTAGCCCGGTCTCTAACCATACTAGGTACTCTGGGAGTTCTACCTGGGTCGCATAATTCTTCTAATAATTTTTTACCGTGTTTAATAGCACGATATCTTTCGTCAGGCATTGTCATTGTTATTCTCCTATAGGATAACCTGAGCGTACGGAGATTAATCCGCAGAGGCCCAAGCCGTATTTTACTTAAGCAGGTTTTGTCTGTCTAGCACGAATCATTGCTAGAATATCACTTGCTTTGTCACCGGATACTGCTGTTTTAGGCAGTACAATTGGAGTTGCTTCTTCCCAGGGTTCAGGTGTTACTGAGGGTGTTGATTTAATATCAGCAATAATTTTAGTTACTGCATTCTCAGTAGTTGCTCCGCCCGGGGCATCTAATCCCCATGGACGATAATATGAACCCCATCGTTCCAAGTCATATGGTTTACCATCTACTGATGCCTCAAACATTTCCTTGATGATTTTCAATTCAGCATCATTTGGTTTCTTAGGTAAGAAATCAGTAAGATTGAATAATCCATTAGTTTCAATTGCTGCTTGTTCCACAGAAGTTAATGCACTTTCTTTACGAGCCCAAGTACTAGTAGAATAATCAGCATAACCACCTTTTGCAGTTTTCTTAATATTCAAATCAAGTCCACGCATATAGTCAGTTGGCAATTCTTCCATTTCAGGATCCATCAAACTTGATTTGATGATAGTAAAGATTTGCGGAGAAATAACAAATCTACGAATAGGATTTGTTGGTGCTTTATCATCAGCCATTGGATTGCCTCGTACAAAGCCTTGAAACAAATAAGTACGTTTTTTCCAATATTTATTTGCCATTTCTTTTAAAGTTTCGTCTTTATACCATGGACGAACTTCTGCTAACACTGGGCAAGTAAATTCAGGTCCATACATTTCCACACAAGGAACTTGTACCTGAACTTGTTTCATGTTAGTATCACCCTTTACACCATTGAATGGCAATTTGATGATTTGTTTTTCAACCCAAAAATAAGTATTACTTGAGTTACCGTCTGGTAAAAACCGAATAGTTGCGGTTGAACCTTCATCTGCATTCCAATGTGGATAAATTGAATTATCACTTTGAGTTGATGTTCCGGATTTTGTTTTAGTGTCTTGTGCCGCAATACGGGCACGAATGTCTGCTAGTGAAGTTGCCATAATAATATTTCCTTAAGTTAATTGAGATGGTCTCTTTTTATAGTCGCTACTTCCGAATGAAGTAACTAACATTAGAGATAGTATAGCATTACTATTTCAAAATGTCAATGTATTTATCCCGTATATGGTAAACCTCACCTTTTAAGTGAGGTTTTTGATAAGCAATTTACCCTTATCTTCTGTGATTCATAATATGTAATATTCGGTTTAATTCATCAGTTGATTCGTCAAATTCTTTAACCACTGTTGTATTTGTAGTTGTTGGCTTTTTAACTACTGGCTTTTTAACAGACGATACTCCTTCAGGATCGGTTGGAGCAGGAACATTAGGTTGTCCTGGTTTGGGAGGCTTGTCAGTCCAAACTCCATCTTTGTCAATAGACCCTTCATTCGTAGATTTACGAGTAAGTTGTTTAATTGCTTCAAGTATACTGTAATCTGTTTTTGGATCATAATTTTCCTTCAACCCAGCATCAGCAAGTCCGTCAGCTGTTGACCGTACTAAGGCTTGAGCTCCGTATGTAGTCATATCGTCTGGACTTCCATTATTAATTGAATTGATAACATGATTATATCTGGTCATTAAATTTACGGTTGCCGGATCATTACTGTTTTCTAATTCTCTGGCTAATGCATTTAATTTTTCAATATCCGCAGCATCCGGGCCCTCTGTTTTACCACCTTGATCTGGGGTTGGGGCTGGTGCGGGTTCTGGGGCTGGTCCTGGGGCTGGTGCGGGTTCTGGGGCTGGTCCTGGGGCTGGTGCGGGTTCTGGGGCTGGTCCTGGGGGTGTGACCGCGTTTTCTCGATTATAAAGCCACGCAGCCGCGCCCGCAAGACCTAAAGCAGCAATTAATGCTGCATATTTCTTTGGATTATTTTTTAAACTCTGTGTAATTGCAGCCATCCGACTTGCTCTAGGTACTGCTGCCGCTGCTGCTGCTGCTGGTGCCGCTGCTGCTGCTGCCACTGCTGATGGGGCTGCTGCTGGTGCCACTGCTACTGGTGCTGCTGGAGCCCTTGCTGCCGGTGCCGCTGGTGCCACGGCTCCCGGTGCTGCTGGTTTTCTCCCCCTTATTCTGTTAATAATTGTGCTAGGATTCGGCGCCTGCTTGACTAACTGGACCCCTTGTTTAATGTACTCGTTTAATTGTACTGAATTCTCGTTTAATTGTACCGAAGTTTTAGAAGATGAACTACTTATATTATCTAACTTACTAGTAAAGTAAGCCATTCTTTCTGCAAATGTCATCTCAGATTCTTTTAGTCCTAACGCAGATTGATTTGCTTGCTGTTGGGCTCTTAATGAACCTGGAACAACTGGACGACTGTTTCGAGTAACACTGGTGGCAGCGCCGCCATCATTGGATGTTGTTTGACCACCTGCGGCATTTTTAACTGTGCTAGCAGGTTTTCCTGCTTGACCTGCTTTTGGAGTACCGTTGGCATTATGTGTTGTACCGTATTGTGCTAACCATGCTTGACCTTTTGGCCCGGTAGACGGTTTACCGTTCAAGGTTGGTTGCGGACGAACATTCGTTGAAGATGCTGCTGGTGTTGCTGCTGCTGGTGTTGCTGCTGGTGTTGCTGCTACTGGTTTTGCTGCAGGTGCTGCTGCTGGCACTTTTGTATATCCCACCGGAGGTACTGCCGGGGCTGCCGCTGCACCCGGTACTGCTGCCACTTGATTAGCAATGTTTGCTACACTTCCCGGAACGTCTGCTGATAATCCTGGTCGTGCCGCAGTTGCTGGAGCAGTGGGCGGTAGATCAGTTGGCCTCTTTACTGGGCGTTCTAGGTCGTATTCAGGCGCCTCAGGTGCTGCTGCAGGTTTAGCCGCTGCAGGTTTAGCCGCTGCAGGTTTTCTACTTGTTTTTTCTATTTTAGCGAGTAACGCTGCCATTTCAGCACGAGTCTCGGATTCTGGACGACCTTTTGGTTCAGCAGTTTTAGTTGCGGGTGCTGGTGCGGCTGGCGGATTACCTTCACCACCTACTGCGGCTTCACCGGGTTTTTTCGCTGCATTTGCAGCATTTTGTGCGGCAAGCGCAGCAGCCATTGCGTCATCATTAGAAAACGGTTTGACTTCAGGGGCTGGTAGTTCTTCAGGTGCCGTTGCTGGTAATCCTGCATTCCTTCTAATTAAGTCTATTTCACTAGTGACATCGCCAGGAGCATCACTACCTGCCCTTGATGTTGGCGGTATTCTAGTATCCGGGTCCCGATTACCAAGTTCTCCGGCGCTGTTGGGTTCTGCGTATGGCGCAAACTCAACTGGTGTTGGAGGCGGTGGTATTGTACCCCTTCTAATTAAGTCTATTTCACTAGTGACATCGCCAGGAGCATCACTACCTGCCCTTGATGCTGGTTCTGCAACTTTTGCTGCTTGTGCTGCAGCTGGTGGTATGCTGCCGCCAAAATCACGTCCACCTCCTGTGCCAGTTCCCCATTGTCGGCCGCTACCATCTAATACGGGTTTACCTGAACCATCCACTAGTCCGCCTGGATTGGCTTTGTTATATGCTGTAATTTCTGCTTGGGTGGCAGGTTTATATCCCATTCTGTTGCGTACAAACGGGTCAATAGATGTTCCAGCCGGTGCATCCGGTAACTCAGCAGGTTTGCCACCTAAACCTATATAGGCTGCATTCTTTTGACCTTGGGCCATTTGCTTGGCATAGTCAGCGTCAGACATTGGCTCATCACGACCTTGTTCACCGATTATCTGGTCAGCCCACTCAGTTAAATCAGTTACTTCAGACATTTCAGTAATAGTAGTATGTAATTTTTTAAGTATAGGCATCACACTTTCAATGCGAGGATCTAAACTGTTACTAGAAAACATTTCACTTATATCATTATAAGGGATATCATCTGCTTCTTCAGTTAAGGTTGGTGACCAATTTTCAAAATAAGAAGCATAACCTTTACTTCCGGATAATTTATGTAGTGTTTCTCTTAATTGATGATAGTGATGTGTTCCTTCATATACCAATGATTGGGTAGACTCATTAAATTGATTACCGCGAGTAGCACGAACAAATCCAGCCATTTTGGTGTATTCTTCAACTAAAGAATGAATATGCTTTCCGGCTGCATCATAAGGAGTACCTCCTTCTGCAATATGTCTAGCATATACTCTGGCTAATCCTGGTTTGTTAGTATCTAATAGAAAACGCTCTCCTTGTTGATTTTCAACAAAGATTTTTTCAATACTACGAAATCTCTTTTCACCTTCTTCTAAGGCTCTAGAATGTTGTAACACAATTTTTACAGCAGGGATATTATCACTATAACTAGTTTTCTTTCCAGTAGCATAATAACCTTCTTCTACTTTTTTCTTAGTAGCATTATCAGAATGTTGTTTTACTTTTTCAGAAGTTTCTTTTGCCTTAGCAGCCGTTTTTTCTATATTCTTTTGAAATTTTTCAGCAAACTTTGGTTTAGTTGTACTTTCTGCGATTTTTTCTTGTTGTTTCATATGTGTCCTTTGTGCCATATCCGATTCTAAATGACTTTCATTTTCTAATTCAAAACTTAACTGTCGGCGTTGCGCCCAATTTTTTAAATGATTAATTAATCCAGACCAAGTATCACTAAATTCAGTTCCTGAGGTATTAGTGTTTGGACTGCTTGAAATATCATCCCCATAATATATTACTAATTTATTCGCACTATCAATGGATGCCCATGCATTTCCGTATTTTTTACCATCTTTATTAAAATCAAATCTAATAACATCTGCTTCATCTGGTACTGGAATCGCTTTTCCACTAGAATCTAGTGATTTGGGATTATAGCCTCTAGAGGATAAAAGACTAGATAATTGTGTATATAATGCTGCTGAATGAATTGGCATAAAAGTATTTATCTTTTTTTAGTTAATTGATAACGGCAAAAAACGGTAAAGGAGCAATATATTCTTCATGATCTCGGATATGGGCTTCTAAATTATAATGATAATCACTCAATACTTGAAACATTCGTACTACTAATAATGAAGCCATAACTAAATCATCAGTATCACCTATTTTAGCAGCATAACTACCCCCGTGAGAAACAAATCCTTTTAATTCTGATATTAATCCAAAACTTTTAATAGTTAATTTTTTACTTTCTAATAACGTTTTAAACTTGGCACACGCTGCTAATTTTGTTTTATTTCCGGTATTAAATCCTTTACGATTTTTCCCCGGTTCACTTAAGAATATGCCTGGCATATTATGTTCACCGTATTCTGCTAATGAAATCAAACTAGCTTCTCCAATACTATTATTTTCAATACTATAATAAATGTTATTGGGTTCTCCGGTACATTCTTCTACATATTTGATTATTTGTGCTAATAATTTAATTTGACTAGGGATATCTGTTTTATTATGTTTCCATTCACCAATTTGAGTTGTAGTATTTGCTTCAAATATTTGTATAGCAGCCGGATCACCGCCGGTACCTAAACTAGGATCTAATCCAATAGTATAAATATTACCTTTTTCTGGTTTTTTATACCAACGAATTTGTCCTTGTCTTATTATTGGATCAACTCCTTGTAACATAAGCAATGTGTTTGGATTAATCAAGGTCTCATCCGCAATAATAAATTCACATTCAATTTCTCGTTTAAATCTATCCTCACCAAGCTGTGATTTTATTTCATCAGCCCATTTTTGATCACGCTCAGGTTGTTCTGACCAATGAGAACGAAACGCTTTAAATCCATTAATTCCCAATAGAGTTTTATTACCGTAATCATCTTCTGTTTTGTTAGCCCCTTTCCAAATTAATGCAAATTGATCTTCATCTGAATTTGGAGTACTTGTTATAATTGCTTTACCCCCTGTACTTAATGTAGGGGTAATTGATGTCCAAAAGGCTTGCGCTATACTAGGTCGTACAAAAGCAAATTCATCTAAGTATAACAGTGTAATAGACATACCCCGGCCGGTATTTTCAGTAGTAGTTGCTGATACGATACGACTACCATTTTCAAAATCTAATGATCCTTTATTATAAGTAGTGACACCGGCTTTAATATAATCTGGGCAATTTTCATATGCATATCTAATACGTTGCATAATTTCTTGAGCACCAGTATATTTGTGTGCTGCAATTAAAATTGTAGAGTCCGGGACAAACATTGCATACCAAAGTAAATATCCCGCTGCAGAGGTAGATTTGCCACTTTGTCTTGGCATTAATGATATACTAAATCTATTGTCGTGATATGTACTAATTAATCTTTGTTGATATCCCCATGGATGATATACCATACTACCTTTAGTAGGATGTTGAATTATAAAAAAATTATCTAGAAAATAAAAATGACCGGTCTTAGGATCGCAGCACTTTATAAAATCTTGTAATTCCTTATCGTTTTTAAATTTTGTCTTAGTATAGGGATTTTTTACAAGACTAGGAACATCACTTTTACTCATAATGAGTATTTATTTAATATCTAATGGACGAGCCTTAGTAGCAACGATGCAGTAAAAGTGTTCTTTAACTAAATTTGGAGTTCCGTCTTCATTTTTAGAAAACGATACCTCAAACTCAAAATTATTAAAAATATTAATATCAAACCCGGTTCTATTTAGTAATGCTGCTAGTTGTTGTTCGCCAAATATACTATAATGATTTAAATTAAATTCGTGCTTTCTAACACAATTGGGTGCAGGTACTTCAATATAAATTTTACCATGTTGTTTTAATATTCTATTATATTCCATTAATGAAAAAATAGGATAAGGACTATGTTCTAACGCATGACGTAAAAAGATAAAATCTACACTTTCATCATAGTATCCATCTTTTTGTGGCAAAAAAGATAAATCATATTTTTTAATAACATGTCCCTTATCTTCACATAGTTTAATATCACCTGGACTTAATGTAACACCTGTAACATCTGTATATTCACGAGTTTTCATTTCATCTAAAAAATATCCCGGGCCGCAACCTAAATCTAAAATTTTAGCATTTTTAGGGATATTTAACGGGTCAATATATGTTTTAACCACTTGTGTAGTTAATACACCATGCATCTCACTGAGACCTTCGTCATAAATATGCGCGGTATAAAGCCATTCATTGTAAAATTTAAGTTTTACGAGGTCTAATGTAGTATTGATATCAATCATTTGTAATCCTATATTGTATTATACAATACTTAGTCTTGCAAACATCAATTAAATTATTTTTTATAACCTTTAAATGGGTTTACAGGACTAATAGAATTAGTAGTGTTTAATTCTTTGCTTTCTAAATCGCCCTTATTGATATCTTGATAAATACTTCCTACTGCCTTGTAAGCTTGTTTAAGCATTTGTTGTTCAATTTCAGAATACGGCGCTGCAAGATTATTTCTACCAGCCCAACTTTGACTATTAATCATATTTAACGGAGATGTTCCATCACTGCATGCCACAGCCATCATTACACGATTTAACTCATATGTTCTATCAGCATGGTCTTTATCTACAAATGTATGTAGCCCGCGAGTAGCAACATCTTGCCGTTTAGATATTTTACCGGCTGCTGCTTCAATTACAAATTCACTTGCTCTCATTTAGGATATCCTTTAAAAGGATTAATTGGACTATTTTTATTGTTACTTGGATCGGTACTATTAGAAGTACTAATAAGTTTTTTACCGTGCAATCCTAATTGTTTTAATGCTATGTCTATATCAGTTCCTAAATTGGGATCCATATAATCTGTAACTATCATATTTTCTCCCCACTCAGTTTTTGCAGCATATGTACCAACGGTGACTCCCTGTCGTTTTTTAGCAGCAGCACCCTTTGCTCCTGCCATTGCCACACCAAATCTATATTGTGGATAAAAATCACTATTAGGCAATGCTGATATAGTATAAATTGCCGGTAAAGTTTTCTTTACTTCTTGTGATAAAGTATTAACAGTTGATTCTATAATGAATTCATGCGCTCTCATATTATGTTTCAGTAGATAAATCCAAACTGTTTTCAGTTGATAGTAAATCACCGGCTGTATATCCGTCTAGTTCTAAATCTAACCCAACTGTTGTTTCCCCAACCGTTGTTACCTGCGCTGATATAAAATGAAATATTGTAGAATCTACTAGTGGATTTACTAATATTCTTACATTTGATCCACTAATATCTATATCATATGTTGTTAGCGGGGAACCTGTAAACAATGTACTATGTCCATTCCATTTTACAGTTGAGGCTGAGGATGAGGATGCGACTAATGTAATATTTTGCCTGTTAGCAGTATTTAAATCTTGTGAATTAATTTGAAAAACTCCCTGAGTAAAGGTTAAGGCAGGGGTTTGAAAAATTATTTGGGCGGCAGTGTTACCCACACTATATGCTTCTGATGTAGAAAAATCACTACTAAACAATACAGAAAAATTATTATTAATTTTACCAAACGCAGTGCGTAATGGATCACCGTCCCCGTCATTGGGCAAAGCTCCTATATTAATTGTTTCTTGTACAGCCATAGTATAATCCTTATTATATATATTTATTCTTGTTATTTTATTATTGTATACCGGCGGCCGCGGCTAACCCAGCTATAGCCGAACTAAGTGGACCACGTACCGAAGCGGTATTAGTATCAGTTGCATATGTTATTCGGTCTACAGTTGATCGGAGCTGGGGGTTTATGTTACCACCACCAAACCAGCCATCAGTTATATTACCTGCAGCAGAAAAAAACTGTCTAGCCAAACTAAGTGGTCCACGTGTAGAAGCGGTTGCAGTATCGGTTGCATATGTTATTCGTTCTACGGTTGACGTTACAGGGTACGTCCCGCCACCAACCCATCCGTCAGTAGAATTACCCGCACATGCCTGAGTCTGTCTACCCAAAGTAAGTGGACCACGTACCGAAGCGGTATCAGTATCGGTTGCATATGTTATTCGTTCTACAGTAGATATATCGTAACCCGGGCCTCCTCCGATAAACCAACCATCAGTTGCATTACCTACTGCACCTAAACTATATCTACCCGCACTAAGTGGACCACGTACCGACGCAGTAGCAGTATCGGTTGCATATGTTATTCGGTCTACGGTAGATACGCTGGGCAACGGCGCCCCGGCGGCAAACCACGCATTAGTAGTATTGCCCGCCGCAGCTAGACGATATCTAGCCGAACTAAGTGGACCGCGTACCGAAGCAGTTGCAGTATCGGTTGCATATGTTATTCGGTCTACTCTTGAGCCGTTGCCAGGCGCGCCACCACCAAACCAGGCATAAGTATCATTACCTGCAGCGGCTAAATATTTTCTAGCCGCACTAAGTGGACCACGTACCGTAGCGGTTGCAGTATCAGTTGCAAATGTGATTCGGTCTACTTTTGAAACGAATCCCGGTGTACCTCCACCACCAAACCACGCTGCTTCTACAGGCGCATCCGACATACTAACTGCACCTGAAAAAGAAACCCCACCTGTTATTGTAAATCCTGACATAGGATACCCCTTGTTATGTTATATTTATCAGTTTACTAATATATAGATAAATATACACATATTAAGGAATATCATGCGGAAATTATTTGTATTTTTGTTAGTAATATCAGGTACGTTTGCTAATGCTTGGGTACAACGTGCGCCAAATTTGATAGAATCTTGTAAAATACATGCTCCATATGGATTTCCAATAACAAACGGAATTACTACTATATGTAGACAAGGATATCTGGTTGGATATGATGCTGCGGCAAAACTACCAAAATTTGTAACATATCAATTAACACCTAATAACGCACTAGGATGTATCGCACGTACTGACGCCTTTGCAATTGATAAAAGTATTATTAATGGTGCCACCCCTGATGATTATGTTGGCACCGGCTATGATAAGGGACATATGAGTCCAGATGGTGATTTAAGTTGGGATGTGCAAGTTGAATATGAATCGTTTTTAATGACTAATATGAGCCCGCAAGCCGGTTCATTCAATCGAGGTATTTGGAAATTATTAGAAACTTCTATACGAGGCTGGACTGTACAAAATAATCAACCATATACAATTTATGTAGGTAGTGTGTATAATGCAACTGATAAAACTATTGGAAATAAAGTACGGGTACCACATGCTTATTATAAAATAGTTATAAATAATAAAACTAATCAAGTTGCAGGATGGATGTTCCCGCATACGCCGCCGTATCCTAATTTAGGAAATGATTTAACTAAATTTCGTTTAGCAATATTAGATATAGAAAAAATTGCTAAAGTTGATTTTAAATTTCCTAACAATTCAATAGAACTTCAGCCCGGTCAAGAATGGCCAATAAACTTTGGACAATTAACGGCAGCAAAAAGAAACAAATGCAGATAACTATTCTGCATAAAAAATAATTATTGTACTTCGTCAAAGATTTTCTTTTGCTTAGTATACCATTCTAGAATAGCATCTAATTGTGCAGCACATTCATGTCGTAATCCATAATTTTTAGTAACAGTTTCCATTAACTTAGACAGTGTTGTAGTAGAATTTTCAATAAGTTCTAATGGCTTACAAGATTTTATAAGTTCCTCAGGCAAAGAAGGAAATGTTTGTTTTATTGGTACGGTACTACTACACCCACTACCCAACAAAAGTAGTATCGTTAAAAATACAGCAAACAAAGATTTCATTTTTTAGGTAATTTCATAGAAGACGGATTAACTAACTCATTATGAGTCTGAACTGGAATTTCAGTTACAAAATTTAATAATGTAGCGTCATTTTTTGCAGCAGCATTATGAACATTAACTACTATGTCAGGAAGCACAGGACAGGATTGGTCCATCTTTACTGTTTCTCTGTCAATATATTTTACAATTGTATCTCCAGTTTGCTTTATTATTTGCTTTTTTACAATAACTTTAGTAACAACTTCAGTAGTTACTTTTTCTGATTTAACTTCCGCTTGAGCAACCTTTGCTTCCATTTCTTTAACTTTTAATTTCCAATCAGCATCGTTAGCCAATCCACCTTCTAAATATAATCCTAAACTTAAAATTAAAATACTGATAATTTGTATAGGAAGTTTATAGGTGCTAACAAAGGGAATAAATCCTAATACGAACCCTGCAATAGTACCCAATACCCCTATAATAAAAATAAGATGGGGAATAAACTCAGGTAAAAAAGATAAGATCCACATTTAACTATTTAGTATTGGTATCTTTGTTTGCCAATACTTAGACGTACTCAACCACTCATAATAATAATTAAAGCCTTCTTCTACATCTACTTTAGGATTAAATTCAAAATCTCTTCGTGCAGCATCTATGTTTAACGAACCGCGACTAGGGAAATCAGCATCTTTATTTTTTATTATTAAAGTTCCGCCACCGGCTAATTTAATTGCTAGTTGAGCAGCATTAAGCAAAGTTACACTATGACTCTTTGTTATATTGTATGTTTTATTTTCGGTGTTATCACTTAGGGTTGCAGCCACTATGCCATCTGCGGCATCTTCAACATAAGTAAAATCTAATGTCTCTTTTTCACCATTAACTTTTAATGTCTCCCCGCGCATTGCTGTAAGTAAGAATTTGCTGATAACTCTATCTTCTACATCTAACGGACCATATACTGCACTAGGACGAATAATAGTATGAACTAAATTGGTTTTACGAGTATAATCTTTAACTAACCATTCACCTGCTAATTTCATAATACCATACTGACCTTGTGGC